GCGCGACATGGGATGGAGTGAACGGCGAACGGTGGTGCGGCGATGATGGCCCCGATTGACAAAGTCCGCATGCTTTACACCGAGCACAGCCCGCGCACCTTTGAGGAAGACCTCTCCGCGCACTTCTACAACGGCTACGTTTTCTCGACCTACGAGTACTTCCTCATGGCGCGTCCCGTGTGGAGCAAGGCCGCGCAGCATGAGGTCAACGATGTGTGGTGCGCGTTCCCGCCGACCGCTTGGGACACTTGGTATGTTTACGCTTTCGCGCTCCGCCACGACAGAGGCTTGCAGGGTTTAGTCAAAAAACTTTTGACCCACATGCCGTTTTATCTTCCGCTGACCGCATGGGAGCGAAGTGGCGAAAGCCTCACGTTCCATTCGACCGACAAACTTTTCACCAAATATGCGAAACTACATCCACAGTCCCATTGATCTCGTGACGCGCTGTCACTTCGGCGGCGGGGGCAAAGCTCCCTCGGCTCCCAAGTACACCATGCCCGCGATGCCTGCCCTGCCCAAGCCGCCACCGCCGCCCCCGCCGCCGCCCGAAGTGCAGAACATGAGTGCGTCCGACGCGGCCAACCAGCAGCGTGCCGACGCGGCCAAGCGCGACGGATTCCGCAAGACGATGCTGGCGGGCGAAACGGGAGGATACGCGGCCAACCCCGTCACGGGTGGGTCGAGCCTGCTGGGCTAATGGAGATTGATCTGGCGATGTCCTTGGCCTGCGTGTCGGTCGGCATCGTCATCATGCTGATCGCCTTCAACGCCCCCGAACCATGAAAGACCAAGTGCAACTAGCCGAGTGGGTGCTGATGCGGCATCAAGACCTCGCCAGCGAGCGGGCGACATGGGACACGGTCTGGCAGGAACTGGCGGAGTTTTGTCTGCCACGCAAGGCCGAGATCAGTGCCAAGCGTTCGATGCCCGACACCTCGCGGCATGATGTCCTGTTCGACAGCACCGCGATGCAGAGCGCGGCCACCTTGGCCAACGGGCAACTGGCCTACATCACGCCCGCGGATTCTCGCTGGTTTGTTTACGAGCCGCCCCGCGGCGTGACCAGCGACAGGGCCAAGCAGTGGTATGCCAAGTGTTCCGAGATCACCCAACTGCTCTTGGCGACAAGCAACTTTTACAGCGAAATCCACGAAACCTACTACGACGATTCTGTCTTTGGAAGCTACTGCCTCTACGTCCAAAACGGGCGCAGCCATCCGCTCATCTTCGCCAAGTTCGACGTCGGAACCTTCAGCATTGCCGAGGACGACGAGGGCAACGTGACCACGGTCATGCGCGAAATGGAACTCACGCCCGAACAGGCCGCGGAGAAGTTTGGCGAGGACAACCTTTCCGAGAAGCTCCGCAAGGCACTGGAGCAGACCCGCAAGACGGGCAAGGGCGGCACGATCAAACACAAGTTTATCCACGCCATGTATCGGCGCGAGGACGCCGACCGCGACCCGAAGAAAGACGACGGCCCGAACAAACCGTGGGCCAGTGTCTACGTCGAGCAGGCCAGCAAGCACGTTTGCCGCAACGGCGGGTACAGCGAAAAACCGTTCTTTGCGGGTCGCCATGTCAAGAGCATGAACGGCCCCTACGGGGTTTCGCCCGCGTGGATGGCATTGCCCGAAGCGCGCCAACTCAATTTCCTCACCAAACAACTTGACGCCCTCGCAGAAGTGAAGGCATTTCCCCGCCTCCTTATCCCTGCTACGCACGAAGGAGAAATCGACCTTCGCAGCGGGGGCGTCACCTATTTCGACCCGACCCAAGCCAACGCCACGCCGCAGGAGTGGCTGACCGCTGGCGAGTACCAGATCGGGCTGGAACGCGAAGCGCGCAAGCAGCAGGCCATCGAACGCGCCTTCCATGTCGATATGTTCCGCATGTTCAGCACGCTGGACAAGACGATGACCGCGACCGAGGTGGCCGAGCGCGCATCGGAAAAGCTCGTCCAGTTTTCCCCTGCCTTCACCCGCAAGACAACGGAGCTATTGACCCCCATGCTCCGCGCCGTCTTCGGCCTGCTCATCCGCGACGGGCGTTTCCCCGCCCCGCCGCAGGACGCCATCCTCATGGACGAGATGGGACAGCCCGTGATCCCCGAACCCGAAGTGAGCTACGTTTCCAAGGTCGCGCTGGCCCTGCGCGCCATGCACAACCTTTCCTTGGCAAGGACGATGGAGCGCAACGCGGTCATCGCGCAAGTGCGTCCCGAAGTGCTCGACAACTTCAAGTGGGACGTTATCGCCCGCGAAACCGCCCGCAACGACGGTCTGCCCAGCGACTGGCTGGCTGAAAGCGACGAGGTCGAGCAGGCGAGGGCGGCACGGGCCGAAGCCAACGCCGCCATGCAGCAGCAGCAGCAGATGCTCACGATGGCCGAGGCCGTGGGCAAGGCGGGCAGCGTCAAACAGGACTCCGCGCTGGGACGACTCTTTAACCAAGCCTCTGGCGCATGACGACTGACAAAGAACTGGAGCGTCAGAAAGAGCTTCAGCGCATCACCAACGCCTACCACCGCGTGTTCTCGACCGAGGACGGCAGGGCGGTCATGGCCAACATGAAGGCGTACTTCCGCATGACGCGGCCCGCCTTTGAGCGCGGGCTGTCCCACCACGCCTACGATCCCATCGCCGCGGCCCTGCGCGACGGGCAGCGCGAGGTCATCCTTTTCATCGAACACAAGCTGTCGCAACCCGTGGTTGCCGACGGCGACATCGATACACCCAAAACGACCGTGACCCGCGAATAACTTTGGCGGGTTTAGTCAAAACACCAACCAACCACACCAACCACCATGAGCGATGCAGCAGTCAGTCAAACCACCACCAGCACCAGCGCGGACAGCACCGCTGTTCCCGCGTCCACCCCACCCGCTAACACGAACAGCACAGTCGAAGGCACACTACTTGCCAGTGCGCCCAGCAGCACCACCGACGCGCCCGTGCAAGGCGAGCAGTCGGTAGCGGAGAAGCCCGAATGGCTCCCCGAAAAGTTCTGGCGCGACGACAAGGCCGACATGGAAGCCTTGGCCAAGAGCTACCAAGGGTTGGAGCAACTGCTGGGCAAGAAGGCCAACGCCATTGTCCCGCCCAGCGAGAAGTCCAGCCCCGAAGAAGTCGCCGCCTACCGCAAGGCCATCGGCGTGCCCGAGTCGCCCGAGGGCTACAAGCTCAAGCCCGACACCCTGCCCGAAGGCGTGCAGTTTGACGAGGCCACGGCCAAGCGGGCCGCGGAACTCGCCCACAAGCACAACATCCCAGCGTCGGCCATGCAGGAGTTTATGAAGTTCGACATGGAGCGTGCGGCCATGATGTCGCAGGCCGCGGCGGGCATGATCGAAGCGCAACTGGAAAGCGGACGCCAAGAACTGCAAAAGGTCTACGGCGACAAGTTTCCCGAAAAGATCGAACTGGCCCGCCGTGCCGCGCTCACCGCGGGCGTCGATCCCGCCAGCCACGGGTTCGTTGATCCGCAAGTGGTCAAGGCCATCGTGACGCTGGCCGAAAAGCTCTCCGACGACCGACTGGTCGAAGGCAACCAGACCAGCGTGTCGAGCACGCGGGCAAGGGCGCGGGACATCATGACCAACGCCTCCAACCCGCTCTACCTTCGCTACCAAGAAGGCGACCCCGAAGTCGTCGATCAAGTGCGTCGCATGCTGACAATGGCAGGCTAATCCCTGCCACCGCCCACATGGCCAACAAGACCAAGGGCTGGGGTCGGTTTTTGTGCGTCTCATGCACGCATGGGGCCGAGGCCGACCCGCGTGCGCTGGATGCCATGCTCCGTTTGCGCGAGGCGTGGAAGCCCGACTTCGTCGTCCATCTGGGCGACTTCATCGATGCCCGCGCCTTGCGGGCGGGGGCGCGTCGGGACAGCGACAGTAGCGACCACGCGGCCTCGCTCATGGATGACCTGTTGCAAGGTTTGTCCTTCCTGCGCGAACTCAAGCCCAACGTGGTCATGCTTGGCAACCACGAGGCGCGGCTGACCGAACTGGCGCACAGCCCGAACGCGGTCTTGGCCTACGCCGCCCAGAACGTCATGTCGCGCATCGAAGACGAGATGGCCAAGCTCAAGTGCCGAATTATCCCGTACGCGGGCGTGCACAAAAAAGGCATGTTCATGTTAAGCCGCGACACGGGACTCATCCACGGAAGCGCGTACGGGGTCAGCGCGG